GTGAATTTGAAGAAATTCATAATAAACCCAAAGGATGAATATTTAAAATTAGGTAAAAATTACACTGATAAAACTGAAGAAGAAGAAGAAGAAGAAGAAGAAGAAGAAGAAGAAGAAAAAGAAATTGATATCAGTAACAGAGATAGCAAAAGCGTCAAAACCAATGCGTCAGCACAGACCGGAGCTAGAAATAGAAAAATTAAAAATAAAATAGGAAGTGTTAAGAGTAAAAATACTAATATTAAAAGTGCACACAATATATCCGGTAAATATAGTTTGAATGACAACAAAAATAGTAGTAAAAACAAAAATTTAAATGATTCAGTAATTAAAGAAGTTGATGAAGAAGATGATAGCCAGTACGAACAATATGACGACCCAATTAAAAATTTGAAATATAAACAAATGAAGCAGAGTATGGAACAACAAAAAGTAGAAAATAGATGGAAACCAATAACATTATTGGTACCAACCCGACCAGTGGTTGACATAAATAGTAGTAGATTGATAAAACCAAATGTTGCTGACACTATATTAATACCCACCATAGACTCTGCAGACGCTGATCGAGTTCGAAGCATTAAAGAAATATTAGACAATCAACAACAGGAATTAGATTTCGAGTTAGAGAAAAACTTACAAAACAATTATGACAAGGATAAATGGGAAGAACAAATAATTAACACTCAACCATATACATTTCAACAATTTTTCCAGAAATTTGATGAATTTGAACCAAGATATGACAATGACAAGAGAGACACACTTGTACTGGCCACAGATGTTTTATATTACATTTCAGATGAAGATGTATACAGAGCAGCAGAACACTTAAATGATGGAACTTTTATGATAGGAGCATTGCATATACCTAAAGAACTCGACACTGATTCTAAATTAATAATATATTCAGGGAAAGATAAACAATTCACTGAGGGAAAAATGCAGATAGTACCACAAGAAGTATTTTATAACAGAGAATATTACTCAATAGATGAAGTCCAAATGTTTATGGAAATGGACGGAAATGATCATACCTATAACCATCCAATAAGATTCCCTGAATTGGCAAATGACAGATTCACGGTATTAATACCAGCCAAAGAAAGACCATTTATTATAAAAGCAGTTGTTCAAAATAGAATAGATACTGGAGCCACTTATTACACAACAGTGTCATTTGTCAAAATAACAAATTATAAATACTCAGACTTGGCAGATATCAAAGCAATAAGTCAAAGAGAGGATTTATCATTCTTCATAAAAGCCTTTAATGATGCTAAAATTGAAGTTAAGAAATACAGATCAGATAAGGCTTTAAAGAAGAGAAAGCAATCAGCAAGAAAGAATAATATAAAACTTAGCAGCGACTCAAAATTACTCGATGATAGTGAAGCATATTTCTTGCAGGGGGAAGATTTGATACAACAATTAAATGAGGATGACAAAGAGAAAGACTTTATAACAACTGTCAAATATTTCAATGCCGCAGTATTAAAACCTGTACCTAAAGTAAGAAATACAAATTATAAGAAATATATAGAACAAATAGTTGAAATTAATGGAAGAAAAGTGCACTCATTAGCGGCTAACCCAGAATTCAAAGACTTCGTAACAGAACCACAACCAGCAGTTGTTGAAAAACATGGACCAGAATATTATGTAATTAGAAACAAAAATGGAAAGGGAATTGACACCTCATTTGTTTATCAGTACTCCATTAAGAAAATAAAAGAAACAATATCAATAGAGAAGGTTGATTCAGTATTATTAAACAAAATTAACACCAAAATAACCCTAGCTAATGTAATCGATGGACAATTTATAAGAAATTTATTAAACTTTATTAATAGAGAAAAACAAGACATGCCAATAGATGCACAAATGTCCTTAATAACCCATTGCTTAACACATGTTACATCAACAGAAGCTCAATTAAGCTTATTGAAAGATTCAGGTATGGTCAATTTCATTAACAAAATGAAAGCAGATGATGTCACCAAAATTCCAAACAGTATATGGCAGAGTTTCATAACAGGAAAAATATTCAAATATTTAAAAGTAAAAATATGTAACGAGTATTTCAGTAAAGTAGGCTCATTATTCCAGAATAACACTGCCGCCAACCTTGAAAAGGTTGGCCCTTTTTGCTAAGCCCCATAGTAGCGCAGAATACATACGTACAAGACGCCCACTTGTACGAACCTATATGTTTAGGGCAAAATATTGAAAAACATGCTTCACAACCATTATATCCACTAGGAATGAGACACCCACACCCAGACTATATAAATTATAAGATGTTGGAAATCAGTCATCTAGATGAAGAAATGGAGCAATTAAGGTTAAACGTTTATAGGCATCACGCGCAACAGATAGAAAAAGAAAATAAAAATTGGCTTGATTTTGTAAAAGTAAGAGATTTACAAGGCGACTGTCCACACAAAATTGCATTTGAAAAGATACTGAACAAACAAGATATAAGTAACTATGATGAGGCAATGATGTATAACCATTGTAAACACAGCATATTTGCAGCAGCAAAGAGACAGATGAAGAGAGCACCCAAACCAGATCCTAAGATAGCTGATGACTTTGTCAAATTCGGAATAAGTATACTAGAAGGAACATGTCCAGAGCACCTACGAGTCCCTCAATTACAAGAAGAATTAAAACACTTTAAATACTCATTTGACCAATGGTATAACCACAACCCAAAACATAAACAAGATGATATAGATATGTATCTTAAATCACAAACAGATGCCTCATCTTTCACGCAAAAACAATTAAAGCAGCTCAATTCCACAATATATACAGGTATATGCAAACAAGAAATACAACCAGTAGATGGTAAATCAAGAATGGTATGTTCAATACCCATAAAAACAAAAGTGACAATGGGTCCAATAACATGGAAATTGGAAGAAATTATGGCAAAGTACTTCCCAGGATATTGTGGAAACAAAAATTTACAAGAAATGTCACAGTCAATAAATAAAATATTAGAAGAGGGATTCACCAAAATAGTTGAGGGAGATGGATCAGCATTCGATAACACACAAGATGTAACGTTAAAAGAAGTAGACAGACACCTTTACAAAATGATTGAAGACAGAGTTTACCATGTTCCAAAACAACAATTCAATGAAATATCGCAAGCATATGTGAAAACGATGGATGTTAA